GACTTCCGTGGCCGTGCGCTCCGGCCGGTCCGGGCCTTCAAGTTGTTTCTTATAAACGCCGGTGTTGTTGTTCAGTATCTGGTGCAGCATGTTCCTGACACCGATCAACTTCGTTAGATCCGGCGCAAATGAATGTTGAATTGCCCGGAATCCTGACGGCAGTACTGTGATCGGACCAAGCCGGAGCAGGTTAATTTGCTGCTGGCTGCTGCCGGATGGTTCAAGGATGAAGCTGCTCGTCATGCTGGCGCCGTCGACGGTGGTATTGATAAATCGGTTACTCAATTCAACGTGGGGGAATATGCGGTGGCCGAGCCCCTTGATTGACTTGTAATATCCATCACCGATGTTCCAGATAAACAGGCAGATAGCGTGTTCCATACCTTCGTATTCATCCTGGCCGGTGTAAAGGAATCCAGGCAGTTCCTCGTCCTCATAAATCATGTGGCGCGAAACCTTGCCGTTAAATTCTTTGACCAGCAACTGAATCACACGGATTGGGGAACAATCGTTTTGTGACGACGCCAGGTCGTTGTTCTTCAGCTTTTGCTGGATGGCTTCGAATACGGTTGTCTGGAATTTACCTTCGGCTGGTTCGGTGGTTCGCGCTGACTTGATAATTACTTCCTTGATCAGGTCGGTGTTCCAGCCGGCTGCCTTGGCGATCGCGCGCGATTCCTCGTCCTTGATCTTGGCGTATAGTTCGTGCGCCTGGTAGGTGTGGCGGAATCCGATTAATTCAAGCTCGCCGATGGTGGACTTGCTCTCTGCCGGCACCAGCAATGATGCACGCTTTGCGGCCTTCGGGCGCCAGTCGTACTGATCGGGCCAGAACATCGGGCCGATGCCGGTCACCAGCATTTCTTTGGTGCAGAGCATTCGGTTGAAGAAGTAATCCGGCCATGCGGTAACAGCGCGCGTGTATTCCTGTTCGATGATGTCGCTGTAGTTGATGCCTGGGCGCTGCTGGTCGCTGTACTCGCACTTAACATTAATCAGACGCGGGACTTCCATGTCGAGTTCCCAAATGCTCGCCGCATTCGTTTCGATGATGGATTCGGCTTCTCTGAAGTTGACGTTGCTTCTCCATGCCTGGCCCTGCTTTTTAAGTTCGCTAAATTGGTATGGCGGGTTGCCATCGATGAGCCCTTGTATCTGGCAGCGGTATGATGCCGCGGTGCTGTCGTTTTCCTTGATGGAATTAAAAAGCAGGTATGCCGCCTTCGAATCTTTAATGCGGGACGCCGGGGCGCGGCCGGATTCCGACAGGGTTTGTAGTGGGGCGTTGGGGTCTTTTTCCATTGATACTCCTTGGGACAAAGAAAGAGGACGCAAAACGTGATTACGCACGTAATTGCGTCCTCTTATGAGATTACTCAAAACACCGCTGGCCGGCGGCGCTCTTTGTTTAAATTATTTTATTTTTCCAGCACCACTCCGGGAATTCTCCTACAGTTTTTTGCGTTGCGTGAACTGTCGCATACAAAATTATTCCGTCACAGGCGCATACGCCAATGACTTTGTCAGACTTGGTCTTGCGTCCGGTCCATCCGTTGATCCATTCATCGAGCCCCTTGCACGTCAGGCAGATGATCTTGCTGTTGTATTTGCATTTTACGCATGTGTCGGCACGCGCCTGCGCTTCCTCCTGCGGCACCTTCTTCATGCCGCCCTTCAGTCGCCAGTCGTTCAGGTACTGATTGGTTTTCTTATTCACCTGAAACAGGGATAGCATCTGGTCGCTGAGCTTGCGGTTGTCGGGAATGTCAACGGCGAGTTCAGGTGATACGCTGAATGCAATTGAGGCTTCGATGCGTTCGGCAAAGTCTTCGGGGATTGGCAATTCATTCGCATGACGGTGCGCCTTGCATTGTGAGACCAGGTCGTCAAGGTTGCGGTGGCTTACAACCCACATCCCACTATCCATGTCGCGAAAAATCCAGCCCCCCGGTGGCTCCATGTTTCGATATTTCAATTTCGGAAGCGCCATTATTTTTCCTTTTAAGTCGCCTTATACACCGTGTTACATCGTTTGTCAATAACTATTTTGATATTACTGCGTATTCGTACAGACGCGAATTCCACGGATAATAGTCAAAGGATTGTTCCAGGTTTGCCAATGCTCTTTCTTTGTCGCCGTCTAAACACAACGACATGGAGGCTCTAAGACACTGGCTCCCCACCCTGCGGTTCCAGTCGTCCTGAAAAATAAATAAGCCGCCAACAATAGCAAGCATCGCCAACAGCGCGTAGATGTAGCGCGGAATATTCCATAAACGCGCGCCCATCTTGTTGACGTATAGGCCGGTGATTATTCCTGCAAACACAGACAGCGTTATTGGTGCCATCGGGAGTTGTAACGGAAAATCCATTAGCGAATTTATGCCCAGCCCGATCACTCCGGATATCAGACACATGGACATTGCCGTTCCTACGCGCCAGGCCATTGCGATCAGGACCACGAAGATGGCGATGTACGTTAGGCCTCCCGCGACACCAAGCTCCACAAACGCCTGCATTAAGTCGTTGTGTATTCTGCTCGGCTGCGTGGTCTTTGAAAATCCTCCGGCCGGGGTGTCGATTATTGCATTGCGATAGAATCCATATATCGTCTTGAATGCGCCCAGCCCAACTCCGCCTTGTGGGTGGTCCTTAACAATGGCGAGCCCGTTCAAATTAAAGGCATATCGTATTTCGCTCTGTTTCATTTTCTTCGTCCCTACAAACACCACACAAATTACAGCCATGCATATCACAGCAACGACAACCACGCGTCTGCTCCTAAAACTCCACGCTATCAAAAAGAACCCAGCGATCAGCGCGGCGATCCAGCTTGCAATGCTGTGGACGTATATCAGCGCTATCACGCCTGCAGCGAGAACGGCGCCGGCGGAGATCCGCGCCATCCATCTGCGGCTCGAAATCATTAAACATAAAACTGCAGGCAGCGTCACAACCAGGTACGACCCGAGAAGGTTTTTATTTACAAGCGTGCCTGCCGGTACGCATGACTGTTCAAAATAGTTACCGAACAATACTATTCCGTTGGCCTGGGCTATTCCAAGCGCTGCGTTGAATCCGGCACCCCACGCTACCGTCCACAATAAAGCTCTCCACCATAGCCCTCCGCGCAAAACATAAACGAACCAGAACAGCACGGCATATCCTGTGGCGTGCTTGAGCGACCACCAGCTTTTATATAAATTAACTGACCAGGCCATTGACTCGGCAGCCAAGGCGAGCAGGAAAGCAATTATCAATACGATTGCGGGAATGCGTAGCGGTCCGTTTTTTTGAAACAGATACCCTGCTGTTAATATCAGCGCGGTCCAATGGAGCATGTACCACCTGGCGTCGCCGGAAGATTCTGCAACCGAATTATCAAATGCTACCGGAATAAGCAGCATGAACAGCAGAACAAGGCCGCGCCTGAATCTGTCAATATTGTTGTGCAGCAAAGTTTTCCTCCGGTGATTCGGAATATCTCTGGCCCGGATCGTCGAGATTGTCGCTTGAGCCCATGCTGGATGTCATCGTTGCCTCTACCACCTGCCCCTGCCCTGGCATGATCCCCATGCGCTCCCGAACCAGCGCCGTGATTATCACCATGGAATCGGCGATATCCGGACTTTGCCCGGCGCGCCCCTTCATGGCCACCTTGGGCTCCACACAGATCGGGTTCAGCTTCTCCGTCAGTAGCCGCGAGCAAAACTCCTTGATGGCGGTGGGCTCCATTCCTCCGACGTGGCCATGGCGCCCGTACTGATATAAATTATACCACAGCTCTGTTACCCGGTTGGTGTACCGCTCGCTCGCCGGCACGTTTTCCTCGGTGCTTACTGGCAGGTTTGACGGCCGGCCGGTGAAGCTGATCCGGAGTATGCCCTTTCCCCATTCCGATTCGATGATATCAGCCAGCGCTGACTGCGTGCCGGATGTGTCCATGGCGAAGTTCTCCGGCTGTATTCCCCTGGAATCGCATTGCTCCTTCACCTTCCTGGCCGTGGAATACGATAGCGGCTCAATACTGCTCATCTCCATGGGGATGTCGACGTTCTCCGCAAACTCAATCTTCCAGGCGCCTGTCTTGTCCTTTCCCACCTTGGCGAAGCTCAACACGCACCTGTCGCCGCCTGTGGAGAACGATGGGTCGAGCCCGGCAACCATGATCCAGTCGCGCTCCCACTCCACCTTGTCGATCATGCCGTGCTTGACAAAGAACGATTCGCTGAAGATGGTCCGGAGCAATCCTTCTGGTGGGATGAATCCTATCGTCTGACTCCAAAACCGGGGACTGTTCTCGCCATACCACTTAACACGCTGGTCGATGTCGGCTTGTTTTATCAGGTATGGATACTTCTTGGCGCCGTTGGGCTCTACTACCGCCGGGCTCTTGCGGCCGTCAAAAAAAATGCAGCTTCCCCATTTGGTCTTCCATTCTTCCATGCTCGGGTTGATCGAATCCCAGCCGGCGATCGGTTCGCTGTATCTGCCCAGTGGATCCAGCCGGCTCTCCGGGTTGCCTATCCCGATAAAATGGAAGTCCTCGCCGCCCTGCAGGTTGCTCACCGCCTCTACCGCGGCCTCCCGCGTTCCCTGCATCTCGTCCACAACCAGCATGTTTCTCCGGTTGTGCTTGCCCACCATGTTGCTCATGGCGTCCTTAATGCTGCCAATCAATACCGCTACCCCGAATATGCCGTTTTTGGTGTTCTCGTCGCCCAGTAGTATAGCCGTTTGACTTGCCTTGTACTCACCCGGGGGATGGTCCAGCGCCAGGTACATTCGGACAATCTCGCCAAATATGCGCTGGATTAATGCAGGCCTGGTCGTGGAGCATACCGTGCAGGTCGTAATCATCGGTGCCGCCAGCCAGTGGACCAGCACTATCGCCGCGACGTCCGTTGACTTGCCGGCGCTGCTTGGACCCCACATCGTGAAGAAGCCCGTTGGCTCCGTGCAGAACGTTCTCGCTCTCCGCTCTGTCCAACTGTTCACACGGTATATCTTCTCCGGCCATAGGAGCCGCATCGATTCCAGCATCAACTGCGTCCGTTCCTCTCGGTCACCGTTTTGGATGATGTTCAGGGAATACGCGCCCAGTGAAAACATCACGTCCGGTGTGCCGTCAGGCAACGATATGCCGTGGCGCTGGATCATATTTTTAATCCTTGTCGCTAATTCTGCCGGCCATCGTTTGAATACAAATCACCTTGCCAATTCCCGTCACGAGTCCGGCGGCTTCGTCGAGCCGCATGGAAAAGTCCTGCCGGCAAGTCAATGAGCGAATCTGAACGCGGATTTTGTCCAATCGAACCCCACGATTCTTATTGTGAATCCAGCCTACGCGCATGAATGTCCCTTTGGCCGCAGTCATGAGCCAAATCCATTGTGTTTGCTGACGCTTCATTTCTTAACATTCCTCAAATGAAGACTCCAGGCAAGCCCTGGGTTCTGTTTTCCCAGAGCAGTTAGACCGCCCATGTTCGCCACGGCATCGCGGAGCATCTGATTTTCTTCCTCGAGGGACTTATTTGAAGGAGCCTCAAATATTCCGTCGGGGTAGAACAAATGATCTTCAACTTCCACAACCACCCCGAGTTTTTCCGATAATTCACGTGCATCCTGAAACATTTTATCCATGGACGTTCCGACGACTACGGATGCCTTGATGCGTAGACAACTGATTTTCATTTCCACACTCCTTTCCTAAATAATCCCAGCGTTATCTCTGTTGAAATGTTGCCGACTGCCTGGCAAACCTGTTCGGCTGATGAAAAAAAGCGGTTCTTTTTGCCATACGTCTGACCATTCTTTTGCCATGAAACAAAGAAGAGCGCCGCATGCGTGGCTTCATGGGTCATTACTCCGACACCAAGATGTTTCGGAAACACGATGACGCCCAAGTCCGGGCCACGCTCGTTCGCCCGCACAAACGCTCTAACACCATTCCGACCTTTCCCGGCACCACGTCCGTACATCTTCCGCACCACCCCCATGTCCTTAACCACCAGCACCGTAAAATACCCGCCCTTCTTTCGCCACTTACCATTCTTGTCCGGCCTGATCTTGAATTCAATCATGGCGTTGCCTCCGGTTTAGGCTCGTCTGCCTCCATTTGAAAGTGAAGGACAAGTTCTGCGCCGCGTCGTTCTGCAATAATGCGTTTTACAATGCTGCGCAAAAGTTCGGCGATGATAAATGGAACCTGGTCGTCAATTGTCTTTTTTGCTATCCCCACGGCGTCCACAACCGATCTCGCCACTTCCTTTTTAACTGCATCCTGTATGGCTTTTTCAAACGTTGTTTCCGTTTTCATCTCCGGGTTCCTTTCTTTGGGTTCCTATCTCGATCACCTT